TCGCTCAATCGGCTATCGATTGGCCCGTGAGCTTCCGGTTGTGATAAAAGCTGTGAAAGAGTCTGAGGATCCCTCCCTCTCTGGTTGGGATTTCATTCGTTATTTACCTCAGTAGCGAAGGTGACTACTGAGCTTGCAGCTCACAGCGATAAGTGCCGTATTTGACACCCTCTAACTCATCAGCAAGCGCATAAAGGTCGGCGGCATCCACCACCAGCTCGTACCAGCCTTCACCGTGAACTTCGTAGGAGTATTTGGCCGCGATCTCTCTAATTGCGGCAGGGAGAGCGCCGTGCATCAAAGTGTTGGCGATGTGATCGCCATGTAACGGGTACTTACCAAAAGCGGTCAGTACAGCCTGGGCAGCAGGTGAAAACTCAGTCATCGCTGATTCTTCCACGGGTCTTCCTGTACCTCCTGTGTAAACTGAGCGGCTTTTATTGTTTGTTGCTGCTCTTTGAGCTGCATTAAGGAGATTATCTGTTGTTGTGCTTCTAACTGTTGTTCAAGTTGCTTCGTCTGTGCTTGAGCCCAGTTCGTAGCATTCTTCGTTAGCTGCTCTAAAGCATTTGCACTGTGGGCGAAGCTAAAGACAGAGCCTGATCCCAGACCTGTTTTCGTGTCGATTCTTTGTCCGTTGGTTTGCTCGGCCAGGGCAAGTAGAAAAGCGTACGCTCTATCTCCAGGGATATTGGCTAGGAAAGATAACTCTGCAGGGTCGATGATGCCCCTGTTTTTTTCGTAGAGGACACTGAAGACAGCCGTGACTCGTGCCTGTTGTTCCTGAGTTACCTGAACCCTAAGCCTACGTTCAGCGACTGTGGCAGCGCCTCCGAATACACCAGCCGTGAAGGCTAGAGGCGCCCCAACGTACTGGGGAGCCATTACGAGGGTCGCAATGCTGATTCCAGTACCGCAGATAATTGCGAGTGGAATTGCTTTAAGTTTGTTGGCCATCATTTTTTTCAAAAGCTGTTTTCCAGAGCTCTAGATCAGGGTTTTGAGCAAATTCCACAGGGCTTGGCAGGCGGTCTGGACCGTACGACGCTCTATCTGTTTGTAGATCGAATGCCTTAAGGCGTAGACCCGCGATCGCAGGCATCCCTGCTTTCATAGTGATACTACCGCAGTTTGGCAGTTTGAGTATGTTAACTAGAGCTTCTCTCGTGCGCTCCACAAAGCGCGGTTTAGCAGCTGCTTTGTAACCACAGGCTTTGCAGAAGTTTGCATAGCTCGCATAAAGTTCTTGGTAGGCATCCTTAACATAGAGTCCTCTCTCTGATTCGTCTGTAGAGGGCTTCGAAGCGCCACGGCCAACCACTGTGGCTGAATTAGGAGCGTAGAGGCAACATTCAGCCAGCCAGCTAACGAATTGATTATTGAACAGAAGTGCTTCAATGTTCGTTTTGGCTATAGAAGGTACGTGCTTTACAGGATTAGCGAGTACATCTCGCATCTTATCGAAGCCCAGATCTAAGGCCCAAGTCACGATACCGCTCATTTCATCTGCAAAGACACCATCGATACGATCCTCGTAAACACTAATTAACTCTCTTCTTTCGCTCGGAGGGACAACTTTATCCATAACGATTGTCAGACGACGGCGCTCTAAACCGCTGCTGCTGTCGTTGGATGAGATGTGTTCGTTACTAGCAATACACACCAAACACTCTGGTTTAAATGTAATGATTTCTTTTCCGTATTTTCTCTCTGCCCTTAAGGTGTCTGAGGCGGATGTGATTTTCTTGAGTACATCCATACGTTTGTTATAGTTTGATTCGTCTGTAAGAAGCAGAAGCTTTTTACCAATTAGGTTGTATGACTCAAACCTGTTTTCTTCGATGATCTCTAAGCTACTTGTGTGCGTCGCGTGGTAACCGGCCAACGCGATCATCAGTTGCTGCATTGTCGATTTGCCGGTTCCGCCAGGCCCGACTAAATGGAGGAATCGCTCTCCGGATGTATATCCCGTAAGGATTGCTCGAGCAAAGGCTTGAATTAGGAGTGATTGTCCCGTGTCTAAGCTTTTGTTAATCCACTTCAGGAACTCAGGACAACGAGCCTCTGAATCGAATTCATAGGAGAGTCGGCTGCGCAGATAAAGCTCTTTCTGGTTATCGACGTGAAAATCTAGAGTTTCGGTATCTAATACACCGTTCTTGAAAGGAATAAACTTTCTTCCGGCTCCCCAAATACTTTTCCTTCCACCTTCAATCGACCGCAGAAGCTTGGCTTTTAAGATAGCGAAGACGCTACTAACCGTGGATGCGGTGTAGCGAGGGAGAACCCCAGCGCTAACAAAGCTATCTAAAGCTCGAACGATTCTCTTTTTTATATGCTGTTCGTCTTGAAGGTACCAAATACCCTCATCTTCGTCATAGGTGTAAAACTGATCTAGATTGCTATCGTATAAGAAGTTATCTCCTTCGCGGCTTACAATAATATCTGCTACATCATTCTCTGAGAACTGTCGATTCTGTCCGCTGTTCCGCTGAAGGTTGATTAACTGCGTGGGAGATTGCGGTGTAGTCATTTGATTTGTTGATGTTGATGTTGATGTTGTTGATGTGATCTCTTGACTAGGGATGTCAAGATTAAAATCTTCAAGAGTTAGAACCGAGTTGGCTGGTTTTGCTCTTGCTGCACCGAGGATTTTTTTCTCTTCCTCGGTTGCTTTTTGTTCGAAAAGCTCTTTGTTTTGAGCTTTGACTTTCTTCCAGACGGCTACCTCGCCGTGTTCAGAAGCTAGGGCTACTGCAGGCTGCAGCTCTTGAGGAGTTTGGATCGAGCCTAAGATCCGGGAAAATTTACCATCGAGGTCTGGGGGGTAGTCGTAAATAGCATAGAACGCATTATGTGCCACTGTCAAGGGGGACACGTCTGTGCTTATTCCACGTTCCTGTAGCCAGTTGCTCCAACCAATCAATTCTTTAAGAACAGCAGCCATGGTCGAGCTGCGATCATCTACCTCATCCCCCGCTAGAACGCCACGTACTTTCTGAGATACAAGTTTGAGGAAAACTAAACCGTCAGCCTTCGTTTCTACTTTCTTTAATATCTCTTCTCCGTCTTGACTTTCGCTCTCGATGGATTGAGGCAGTGTTATGTAGTGAGCATATGCTTCATCTATTTTGTGTGCAGGTATAAACTTATCTGTAATCTTTAAAATACCTTCTTCATTTTTTGATCCGTAAAAAAGATTTGGGCACTGGGTTGCTCGTATGTCTGAGCCTGGGATACTTCTGCAAATCTCTCTAGTGAACCACTGGTAAAACCCTGGATCAAGGATGGGTTTTTCTAAACAGAAAACAAGCCTAAACCTAGGCCACGTTGGCGTCGTGGATGGAGAGTCATATGCAAGAGAAAGGTATTTTTTGCAGATCTCTAGTTCGAAAGCTTCATCTGCTGTAAGTTCTTGCTTTTGTATTTTGTTGCCATTCTCATCCTTACCGTCCGCTTGGTTATCAATGTCTATGATTATCAAGCCCGCTTGTATTAATCCTGTATTATTCTTCTGTCTTTTACCTTCTACAAGATGCCAGGCACATAAACCGTGCCTCTTTGCTACTTCCTCTGCTATTTGCGTCGTAGTAAGACGCGCAGACTTCCAATTCTCATTAAATGCCTGAAAATTCCCTCCTGGTCCAATCTTTCCTGTAGTCTCATTTAAGAAATTGACGACTTTTTTGTTGATGGAGCAAATGAAGTTCATGGAGTGTTGTCGAGGTACCCAGTATGCCCTATGTGCCCTGTATTCTGCAGAAAGAAAACCTTAAGAGAGGTCTTCTCTTCAGTCGGGGCCTTAATTCTACGGCGAGTTCTGCATTTCGTAGAATTGCTTGACTGTCTCAAACCAGGCCTTACTGTCGCTCTCTATTTCATTCTCTCCGAACGTAAATATCTGCGTATCGAACTCTTCTATTGCTGTTGTTACTATTATTTGAGTCTTTGAAATTTTTATACCTAGACATAATTCAGCGGCTGCTTTATAAGCAGCTAGCTGTAGTCTTGTTTTTTTAGTTTTGAAAACCCCTGATATTAAAGCCTTTCGAGTCCTATCATCAATATTTTGATCCTTCTTGGGGAAGCGTGCCGAGTAAGGTCCGTTGCTTGTTTTGAAGTCGGCTAGTACTATCTCAGCGTTTTCATTCATATAGATAAGGTCACAGCATCCTGCATACCCGTAACCTGTCTTTGAGTCATAGTAATGTATACGACCTACTCCGTCGTCACCTACATACTTAGACCATTTTGGTTGATTAAAGGGTTTCTCAGACCACAGAACCCGAGCGTTTCCCAGTAAGGAATCTAAAAGTTCAGGCATTCCCCGCCAGTAAGGTTCGTACTGTTGAGGAGGAATTACACGTAAACCTTTTAAATAGTTCTCAACGCTGTTATGGATCCAGGTCCCCCTTGTGGCAGCCTCATCAGCTACGCCGGGGTTTAGCTTATTCCAGTTCGCAAGCTTTCTCTGAGTCTCTTCTGACTGCGTGGCACTAAGGATTGAGGTGACTGAAGGCAGCGGTTTAGGCACACCATCGCAGAGGTAGTGCCTTAGACCATTTATAGTTACCCGAGTGTCTGACACAATTTACTCTATCTATTTTTCAGTTTAAAACGAGCTAACGGACATATCAGGCCCAAGTTCCTCATCTTCATCATCTTCATCTATGAAAAATTCATCCTTCTGATATTTATAGTCTCGCGTTCTTTGATCCAACTCTCCCATCAAGCACAGGCCAGCGGAAAAGGATTCAACTACTATGCTGGCGCATTCTTCTGGTGCTCTTGCTTTGCCATGCTGATCAACACACTCATTCATGAGTTGATCTGCTGTTAAGAGACCTGTTATTTTATCTAGCTTACTGTTTTGTTTTTCTAAGTTTAATATGATCTGCTGTAGCAGGGTCTCCATGCGTCCTTTCATTTCAAGTTCTTTTAGGGCGGTCCCACCCTACTTCGAAATCGACTTTTGTATTAACCCGAGCGGCTCCTGCTTTTCGGAATACAAACCATGCAGAAGTCACAGAGTCCTTTGATTGATTACCATCCGCACGAAAAGCTGGTCGCGGAGACAAAATTTTTAGGTTTGTTAAACAGCTATTATCTAGGAAGCCCTCCCGTTTCCGTGTGGGCTCAAGGAAGGTTATTCGGTCCAGGATACAGAGCCCCTTATTTGCGGTATCTAATCCGTAATCCAGTATCCATTCAGTGTATTCCGAACCCTGGGTAATAGCGATTACCCAGTCCACTTTTCCTTTATTTGCGTACCACCAATCAGGGTCTGTAATATTGGCTTCTATCTTATTTGAGGTTATGTCATCCTTCCCGTATACTCTTATTTCCTTCTCTAAACTACCCTCCCAATCTGTAGGAAGTAAGCAACTCCCTTCGCAAATGCCTTCGGATGCGATAGGATTAAAAATGAATCTAGGAACTTGGTAGAACTTCATGGATAATGAGAGTAGTCTAAAACGTCTAAAGGAGTTTATGGGATTGGAGCAGGAGTTCCTTCACCTGCAGTTCATGAAGAAAGCAGCCAAGCTCGATAAAAAGGAGTTGCTTGAGATCCTAGACCTGACTCATGCCAACTACCTCGTTCGCGGCAGATTGTTTTCAAAATTAACTCAGTGGTGTTTAGTGAATCAAATGCCGTTGCCTGCTATAGATGACCTATTAAAGCGATGACAAAAAAAAGAGGGTGTGTGTACACCCTCTACTCGACCTTCACTCTTTAATGCTAGCTCAGAAGTCTAGTCCTGCTGCTTTTAAAGCTTCTTTTTGTTCTTCAGACAACTCCTTAGCTCCTGAAGCTTTCTTAGGGTTAGGTGGTTCGTTTTCGTCAGCAGGTTTCCCAGCGGTCGCAGCGGATGGAGGGAGAGAGCCGAGTCCAGAAGCTTCGAGACGCTTAGGGTTAGCTTCGATGAAAGCTTCTTTAATCTCCGAGTGGTCGACTCCCAAAGGAAGCTCAACCAGATTGCTGCCGGAGATATTAGAACGTAATGCAGCTGATACCAGCTCTCCTCGATCGTTTTCAAGCCATTTCAAAATATCCTCAATGAGTTTAGTTTCTTCATCACCCTTTGCGGGGCGATCCCGAAACTCAACTGCATTAAAGTTAATCTTGGCACCATCAGCGCCGGTATGAGGATCACGCTCGTTAAAGCTCTTGGTGACGAACTTAGTTGACGTGACTATTTCCGCCACGTTGATGCGGTTGTTGTAGAGGTTTTGGAAGTAGGAGATAAAGTTCTTTTGACTCGATTTACCAGAGATGATACTCGTAGATACACACCGGGGAGGTAGTAAACGATGGTTAGGGCTAACCCCAATGTAAGCAATACGAATAAACTCTTCATGCGTTCGCATACCGAGATTCCCGAAGTAAGGGGTGAATCCGAGTAAAACAAACTCGATCGGGATACCATTATCGTTGGCATCTGTGATCGCGGAATCTGGATCACTATCGGATTTCCAGCGACGCGCCTGAAGATCGATGCGAAGTGTGTGCGGCGGAATCTGACAGAGAATCTCATCAGCCGAAAACTTACCTGCGATGAACACCATTGGAGTTACCTAAATCAGAATTGGAAGTCGAGAGAGCCGAGAGCAGCCGTGGATACACGACCCTTATCAGGATCAGCCGCTTTTTTAGGAGCGGTCCGGGTGCCCTTGGGAAGGTAAAGAACTTTGTCTACCCCGTAGTTAATGTAGCGCTTATCTTCTTTTTCGCTTGTAGACACCCTACCCACTGCGATAGTAGGTGTACCTGGTGACAATTCGGCAAGCTGGCTTGAGAGTTTGTCCCAAGCGGTCAGCTTGAACCAGTTTGTCTCGCCTTCTTCGTTCTGCCATGCCAACGAACGGTTGGTTACAGTCACGTCATCTAGCTGAGTTTCCTCGGTCTTAGGCCCAAGCCCACCCGTGGCTACGAAAAGGTTCACTGCCAGTAGGTCTTCCCAGTTCTCCTGGTTCACAATCAAAATCGGTTGCATTTGCAGTACACCGTCAACCGTTGCCCGCGTAGGACCTAAGGCCAGTACGTTGTCTTGCTCTTTTAGCCCTTTTAAGAGTTTCCCTACGTAGTGGTCTTTGGGCATTGAGAGTTGGGTCTTTGTTGCCACCCTCTTCTCACTAGAAGGCAGCGATTCGCAAAGGACATTTACAATTCCTTTATCGTCCTCGAGTGCCTCGCTTGTCACTCTCAGACCGAGGATAAAAACGTTCATGTTTGAGGATTCTGTAGATGGTTGAACGGTGGACCTTTAGTGCCTTAGCAATCTCCGTTACAGAGGTGCCTTGGCTGGCAAAGGCTAGCGCCAGTTTCGTTTCCGCGCCAGTTATTTTTGAAGCCTTCGTGCTTTTAAATGAGTTGTGTAGCGGATTTATACACAGGTGACACCCACAAGACGGGCGCACGTAGTTGTCTCTATGTACGTCTAAGTAGTCTAATATTACAGTACGCACATAGTAGCGTTCTCCTAACGTGTAGAAGACAGGCGCCTTTGCCGTGAGCTTTCCCTCCCATAGAGCACACTCTTTATATGAGAACTCGCTGAATGCCAACCTTTTAAACATATTGCTTATGTCTGTATCTTCTGTCTTTGCGTAAGTTAAATGAAATTTATCCGCTTTTAGTGCTCTGGCTATGTCGCAAGCTTGCGCCTGCGCGTGGGCAGCGTCTATTGAGTTAATCGCTAGCAACAGTTGATATTTGTTTTTTACTATTTGTAGCGTGTAGTCCTGTGTTTCCACAAAAAAAGCTGGGTGTGCCCCAGCTTAGTCTGCTTTTAGTTGAGGTTCTAGCGACGGCTAGCCCTTGCTGCAAGCGCAGAGAAACGACCGCTGCTACCGCCACTTTTGACCTGTGACATAGCTTGCTTAGCTCCGGGTGTAACTCTCGCCCCGCTGGAGGATGCGATTTTAGAGATTTGGCTTGCGCTATAACCAGCGTTAGATAGAGCGGCAACGTCCTTCGGACCGAAGTTCGCCCCTCCAACAGAGGCTGCGTTGTAGCTTCGTCCCACGTCACCAGCCGAGTAACCAGCCGAGCGGGCTTGGCTCGCTGTCGGCGTGGCTGCCGAAACTTGTTGATTGCTGCTGAAGGCTTCCTTGACGTTCTGGTTAATCACATCTTGAGAAGCGCCTCCTCCTGTTGCTGCGGGCACACCGGCCCCTGCTGCCACCTGTGGAATACCGAGATACTGAGCTGCGGCACTCGAGATGCCTGCGCCCCGTGAAGCTGCCGCTTGTGCAATCTTGGCCATATCGCCAGGGCTGATCCCCTGTGTTGCGAGATAGTTGATATCCTCAGGACCGAAGTTTTTACCACCAAAGGCACTCGGATCGTAGTCCGTAGTATTAATGCTGAAAGCCCCTGAACCCTGTGGACTCGGCTGCCACTTAATTCCGAGTTGTTCAGCAAGACCCTTACCAACCTGGACCCTTCCGATATTGGCTTCTAAATAATCCTTAATCGACTTGGGATCGTAACCTGACGCAATCGCTGCTTCGTAATCTTTCTTACCGATACCAAAGTTGCCGATATCAGAGGGGGTGAGAGTGCCGACGTTTCCGTAATAGGTTTTTAATTCTTCCTCCATCGCTTGCAGAAGCGGCGGGGGTGCTGAAGCTTGAGCCGCTGCCGGTGCTGGTGCCGGCGCAGGAGTAGCGGCTACCGTCGAACTACCCGTGGAAGCCGGCTCGAGTTTAAACTCCGAAATACGTGTCGGCTCTTTTGGTGCTCTAAAAGACAACGCAGCTCCACGCCCTTTTAACAGGGCTTTTTGCCCCACTGTGGGAACAAGACCTAAGCCTTCTAGACCGCCAGTAAATTCTTCGTCTTCAAATAAACCTGCTAGATCTAAACCGAATTTCTTACCCGCTTTGAGGATCGGAGCGTACTTGCTATTCGGCTTAACGTAGTCAGTTACGGTTGTCGTACCGCCAGTGGAAACCGTCATGCTTCAGAGGAGCCCTTAATTTAAGTATAAGGGATTATCAGTATCCAGATACTTTAAACCCGCCAAAAGGTTTGGGTGCGAAGCCGCCACCAGTTAACTGAGGATTATCATAGGTTTTCTTCGCGAAGAAGTCAGCCAATGAGGGCTTAGTGGACGCAGGGAAGGAGCCTACGTTCCTTAACTCGGGAAACTTACTCATTAAGACAGAGCTTTCTACATCCCCGCTATCGTCATAGGCGATGTTGAATAGATCTCCTGCAAATCGCGTGGCCATGTCAGAGGTAGCTACGTGTTCTTACTGCCTTATAAAAAATCGTAGCAGATCAAAACCAGGTCCAACAGTACCTTTTAATGTACGCATCATCAATTTAGCTTCTTCGTGACACTCGAAGATCTTGGCTTTTTCCTGTTTATTTGTATATACACAGAGTTCTTTCTTTTCTTTGTTGATGCAATCAGAGACGAACTTATCACCTCTTGTTATTACCCACACCTCTTTGAAGCTGAGGAGAGGCATGGCCTGAGTTTCCGTTAACGAGTAAAGCTTGTTAACACAAGTTACTTTCTTTTTCTGCTTCTTGCTAGAAGTTTTTACAATAGCTAACGTTTTATTTTTTTCTTTAGCTTCTACAGGGTGTTTAGATTCGATGGATTTCTTTAAAGATCGAGCTTTATTTGCAGCTGCTAATGCTGATTCATACACTTCGACAGTAAAACAAACAAAATCATCTGTTTTAACGCAACCTACGTAACCCTCCCCGCATTTGGCAGCGAAAATAGGTTTAGTTGCTTCCTTTGTAAACTCAAGAATTTCCATGCTTCTGTGGAAGTTATTCACGGCTTTGGGTGCCACTATAGCGGAAGACTTTTACTTGTCAGCCCAGCTGTTGCCCACTTGAGCATCCGCTTTAGAGGGAACCTTTTTTAAGACTGTTTTTGCCGCTCGATCCATACAGTCCTCAAGTATGTCCTTGTACTGCTCTGCTTTGTCTTTATCAACCTCGAGCACAATTTCGTCGTGGACACAGGCAATCAGAGAGCACTCCTCGTTTAAGTATTCGCTCAAGTTTGCGATGGATAACTTCAGGATGTCTGCGCCTGCTCCTTGTATCAGTGTGTTTGCGCAGGCCATCATCTGAGCGTCGTCATACGAAAGCAAGCGCCTGCGTCCCAAAGGTGTCCTTACATAGCACCAACCGTCTTCGACCATAGCAGCTCGTTCCCGGTGCCATTGGCGTAAGCGAGGATAAGCGTTGTGGAACGCGGTGTGAGCTATCTTCGCCTCAGATAACGTAATCAACTTACCTGACTGTGCTGCATATGTTTTATATTTTCTATAACCCATTCCATATAGCAATGCGAAGTTCAATGTCTTACCATCTTGTCTCTGATCCTTCTTAACTTCGTCGACACTTACCTTATAGATCAGACTTGCTGTAACTGTGTGAAGATCAAAGCCTTTTTGAAATGCTTCGATCATTTGCGGGATGTTTATAAGCTCCGCTCCCAGTCTTAATTCAATTTGCGAGAAGTCACAAATTACGAAACTCTTGCCTTCTCCCGGTACAAAACAACCTCTAAATTCTGCCGCTCGTGGCACCTGCTGAATGTTTACACCGAATTCAGTTTTTTGTTTTGTGCTGCTTACTTTCTTTGCTCCAGACGAAGTGAATCTTCCGCTGTTAGCTCCATATTGGTTATAACCGCTATGTATTCTGTGTGTTATTGGGTTTATGTTCGTGATTAGTTTTTCTACGTGTTCCAGCTCTGTTTCGATTTTGACGCGTTTCCTGTAGAGGTTTAGTAAAGGGTCGTCGCTGTCGAATTCCGAGAGGGCGACTTGATTAAGCGTTGGTTTGCCTGTAACTCCATCAACAGGTAAAGCGATTCGGAGTTCTTTGAATGCCTTAACACACTGAGTATTTGATCCTGGGTTGAAATCCTTTTTGGGTCGTTTTCCAATCGAGATGTTCCCCTCTGGTGTTCGAGGTAGTTTTAGCTCATCTGGCAAATTGTTGTCAAGCTGCTCACAGAAATTCTTAGTCATCTCGTCTAACTTTATTACTATTCTGTTTCTCAGTTCTTGCAGTTTGTTTATGTCTACGTTAAACCCCTTGCTACACATTAAGGCTACTGGTCGTATGCACTTTGACTCGAGTGAGTAAATATCCAGCAAGCCCTCCTCCTTTAACTCTGCTAGCTGCGAGGCTGCCACGAACGGGAGTATATCCACGTCCTTAGCTGCGTACTCGATTTGCTCTATATCCAATGCGTCCTTACTCCAGTCAGACACTTGCATTTCCTTATCAAGTTCAATGTCCAACCTTCTGCTAACGACTGCTTTTAGCGAACAGCTGATATCAGCAAAGTAAGGTTTTTTCGTCTTAGGCGCTATCTTCTTTTCCTTAAACCCTGCACGTAAGCATCGTTCAGCTATAAACGTATCAAATAGTTTTCCTTTGAAGTCTATACCTTGCTTCAGGTTGAACTGTAGATCAAAGTTTAGGTTATGCCCTATAAGCATTTCTCTACTCTCTATAAACTTCTTGAGCTCAGGTACAGCTGACACCTTAAATAAATCGAATACGTAAACCGTACGATTGTTGGCTTCGTCTTGGTTGGTATCACAGATCTGGAGGAGACGAGGTTTTGCAATGCGAGCATCCAACCCCGTGGTCTCATAGTCCAAGCAGATCTTGGATACAGGTTCGAGTTCTTTGAGTGCTTCTTGTAGCTGTGTTTCTGTTGTGATGTAAGAGACTTTCATGGAAGTAAAAAAAATGGCGCCCCTAAGGAGCGCCGACATCTTAGGACAGGTTTCAGGCAAGCATCATCTTGCTTTTCGAACGGACGCGCTGACTCCAGCGGTAGCTTACATACTGGGACAGATCGCCCCACTTGTTCACCATTTCGATCCCGCGTGGGCTCAGCGAAATCTTGTAAACAGTCCTGCGCAGTTGCTGGCTGTTAGTGTCCAGGTTCTTCTCTTCCGAACCAAAGGTCACAATCTCCTCGGCGTTGATCAACCCCCACTGGCGCAAGGTTTGAGAACCTTCTCGCAGTGCCGTATACATTGGCGACGCGTGGTAACAGTCTTCGCGACTAACGTCTTGACCTTGTACTACTGCTTTGTAGTTGCCTTCAGAATCTGAACGGAAGCCTCGGAAGCAAGCAGAGTCGGCGCCAACTTCTCCGCTGAAAGCGAGACGGTTGACTGCTCGGGTTGCGATTTGGCGCAGGGTCATTTTTTCGCCTCCACTCTTTTGGAGTGTCGACAGAATTGTTGCTGCGCCGATATGCCGGAGAGCTTCGCTGGTTGTGATCTTTTCGATTGCTTCCTCCACGTTGATGGGAGTCGTCTCGAGATCGGTGAGCCGCATGGCTTTCTTATGAAGGCGAGCGACTTTCGTTTTCTTTAGAGTCTTGCCTTTGATTGCCAGCTTCGCAGCCAACGCAGCCAGCTCTGGGCTCTGCTTTTCGATGCTTAAAGCAAACAGTTTGGAAGCGTCGATGAGTTTGTTCGGTAAGTAGCGCTCTACTTCGATTTTGATCACAGGCTTGACCCCTGTGGTCTCAAGCATTACGCCAAGCTCACTTTTTGAGATGTCTACGCCGTGAAGTGTGAATTCGAAATTCATGTCTGGTATGGAAGACCCGTCCAATGTAGTGAGCAATTCTGGTGAGTGCAAGCCTTAAAGGTTATCTTAAGGTTTGGATCACAGTTCGTTCACATTGCCTTCTGTTTGTTCTGTTGTTGTTTACTTTGGCCGGTCTCCCCTTGGATTATCCATTTCTCTATTGCTTCAGCTATTTGGAGTGCCATCAGTTCGAAGTCAAACTCACTGAACGTTAGCGTTGCTCGAGCATCCACCAATGATCGTATCCCGTAGTGAAAATCAAGGTATACGCCTAGGTCCAGGCTTACTTCTTCAACCTTTGTGCTGCTTTTAGTTTCGATGGTCTTGCATAGGTTGAAGGTCTCTATGGAAGGTACATAAAGAATCGAAGCACCTTTGAATTGAAGTCGGAACAGTTCTTTCTCAGCCTTGTTTCTATACGTCTGGTTTAATACGTTAAATATCCAGTTATCTAAATCTAATCTTGCTACCTCAGGGTTATATAGCTTAGATAGTTTTTCTATGTCTGCGGCTAAGGTATTTCTTTTGTTCATATGTTTAAGTCACTCCAGTAAGCCTTACCGTTAATGACTTTATTGCAGAACTGAATCCCTTGGCTGGTGACTCTTAGGTCCCCTATCTGAGGCTTACTGTTTCCTTTTATTATCGTCTCGATTCCCTCCGGATCAAACGCGTCTGCCCACTCCTCCTTAGCGGAAGGGTGGTATTTATCAACGAGATCCTTTATCTCTTTAATTTCTTCTTTCATTTAGGCAGTGCGGACTATCTCAGAAGGAAGATAGCCCACGTTTGCTTCTTATCATGTGTATGTTGTAACTTAACTTAGTACAGTTTGGAATAGATCAGAGCACTCTGGGTCATTCTCTGTGTCTACGATCTGAACTATGTCACTAAATGAACTCAGTACTTCAGATGCCTTTCCTATGCAGAAAGAGTTCCATGTAATACCTTGCTCTTGTTTAAAGTTATTTAGTCTTTTAATAAAGGCCTCAGGAACCTGAGCGCAACCATCGGTGATCAGGAGGATGTCTGCTTTGTCGTCAATATCAGCCTTGGTGAGCGCGTGGTTAATCACAGAAACGAAAGAAGTTCCGCCCTTTGTTATCCAAGACATAACGAAGTCGATCAAACTTTCGTTGTTTGCCGAGCCTGGTGTTAAGACGATACTGTCCTGCACTTCAGTATCGAAAAGGTTTATCTGAACCTTGCGGTTACTTTTTAAGCACTCCTCTGTGACAACAAAGGCGATTGCTTTTGACCAGATCTCGCTGTCACCTGCCATCGAGCCCGAGATATCGATGTACATAACCAGAGGACCCCTGTCCAGCTCCTTTATTTTTGCCTCATAGTCTTTCGTCAACAGAGTTTTCTGAGAGTACTTCAGAAGGAAGAGTGCTTTGCCCTCTTCTGTTCCTGCAATTGCTATCTCTGCCGGGAACGCTTGTGTGATCGCGTCCGAAAACCGTGCCCCGACGATATCGCTGTAGTTCGCAGCGCTTCTTCTGGCTCGCTTCCTGTCATTCCAAGCTCGTCGAAGGGCTCCCAACCGTCGCGCTAGCTGACGGAGCTTGCTGTTCTTGCTGAGCTTTGCTGCGAGCTTTCGTTTCTCATCGAGATCCATACCTTTTTGACCTTTTCCTTTCTCGTCTCCAGCGAGAGACATCATTGCCTTTTCCATATCATCTGACTTTTGCTTTGCTTTCTCTACCGCTGCAGCGGTGGAGGGTTGCAGTTGCTGACGACTTTTTTGAAGGGATTGTTCTATTTGTTTTGCTAGCTGCTTACCTTCCTGCCGAAGCTTGGCTGCTTTCTCGTTGTCACCTGCTTTCTTGGCCTTCAGGTAGTCTTCTCTAATTTGCTGTAGCTTATCTGCCCCTTCTGTCAGACTTTCTATTGATAGACTGTCTGAGTCGATTTCTTTCTGTATTACTTCACTCAGCTCGTTCAGAATGTTTACAGCATTATTACCACTGTTGAATTGATTGCCCACACAGTTGGCTACCACCTGTGGCCAAACAGGAGCGTCACAAATGTCTGCGAACAGACCCAACCAGAAAGCTGATTCTGGTTTGTAACCTTTGGGCATCTCTGGGTTCAGTCCATTTTGTTGAGCACGAAAGTACTCTTCTACTTCATCTATGCTTACTAAGGGTGTTACTGCACTACCGTTGTATAGGTAGTCAAACAGTTCTTTCCCGAATCTAGACAGCTGCTTTATGTTGTAGTGATCTGCAAGATACTTAACGCATGGGCGGCTGTCTCGCACGAAGTCTTCCCATAGGAAGTCTGCTAGCGCCGATACCGCCAGGACCAGAGGCTCGCTTTCGGTTAAGCGGATAAACTCTCTGTGAGTTACAAACTGCTCAGTCATGATGCAATCTCGTTAATAGATTTAGCGATTGTTTGTAGGTTCGAATCGATCTGCTGACTCAGCTTTGTCGCATCGCTCCGTTGTGTGATCGTCATTCTGTATTGCCCGTCCTCCATAATCTTGGTTAGAGCGTTAGAGAGCTTACTAAGGTCTGTATGCAGCTTCTTGAGCTCGGCTACGAACCTAGAAATGTCTTCAATAGACTTAGCTTCTCTGCTGTGCATTGAATGGTACTTAGTCATTAGACCACTCATTGCCCTCTTAATGTCGGACGTGAGCTTATCCACTGTGGGCACAGCCTGCTTCAAAACCTCGTCAATAACCACGAGATCATCCGGCGTTCTGTACACCATATGTGTAAAGGATCCGTATAGATGCTCTGGATAAATGCGGTCATCTCCTTTAACGAGTGCCCAGCCACGCATAAATTTGAGAACCTGAACCCTCCGTCGATCACTGATTGTGATTCCCCGAGCAGATAGGAGATCGAGTACTTGACTGAAAGAATCTAGGAAGTCTTCGCTGGGCTCTACTTCTTCAACAGCTTTCTGTAGTTGAACCAAACATTCGTAGGTTAGAGACGATTCCACAGAAGGTCGTTTCTGAATGTTTAGCGTCCACTGATCGAGCTTCCTCTTAGAAACCGGATTCTTCAGTAGATCTACTGTCGGTCTAAATAGGAAACGATCGCAGAAAGCTTGCAGTGCTTCTTCCTGCGGAAAACTGTTGGTTGCTGCCACTATCGATTGGATAGGTGTTTCTACAACCAGTTTTCCGTTGTTAAAGACCCTCTCATTCAAAATGGTGAGCAGGGAGTTGAGAACAGCCGAAGAACCTCGGAACAACTCGTCAAGAAACGCGATGTTACATGAGGGCAAGTAGCCCTCTACATCACGATGGTATTCATCCTTCAGTAGGCGACTCACAGCAACAGGACCGAACAATTCGCTTGGATCTGTTGTGGGCGATAGTAGGTAACCAAAGAACTTAGAACCATTAAAACCATTTGAAACTGCCTTCACCAGTTCTGACTTACCGGTTCCCGGTACGCCGAACAGGAAAGCGTTCTGCTTTGTAATTACCGAGGCCAGTAGACCATCGATAATCTCTTCTCGCTCTAGAAAGACAGTGTTCAGAGAGGCTCGAAAAGATTGGAGATTCGTGAAGAGTGTGTCGTTCATTTTCAGTTGAAGAGATTCAGGAAGAGTGAGAGTAGGTTGATCTTCTTCTTTGCCTTGAAAGGTCCCTCAAGGCTTTTGTTTACTTGAAGTAAGTAAATACGCTTCATGATTGTTTTCGTATTTGGTTCAGAAGTCGACATCTTCAAGACCTTCCACTTTGAGGTCTTTTACCTCTTCGATGATTTCATCTAGTGTTACTGAAGAAGCTTTGATTATCTCTGTTTGTTTCTCATAAACTTTATTTAGTTGTCGGGCACGGTGTTCAAAGATCTGTGCTTCTGATTGCATAGTGGCTTGAAGCTTTTCAAGTTCTTCAAGGGATTGGGCTCCCTTCATTTGCTCCATCAGGTCTTTATAAGAGTTAGACAAAGATAGAGATTTCTTCAGAGCCTCGTAACCTTCGCTCGAATCTTTAGAAGCCACAATAACTTCCATCTCCTTTCTGATCTCCCCTTTTACCTGTTCATACCTCTTTAAGATTTTGCTACGTTGTTTGATAGCTAGACCTTCCTTTCCCTGGCTAAGTTCTTTGCCTACGCTCAGGAGTTTCTCTGCTAGCAGAGAAAGATTTTTAAAGTCGGGGCAATAAGTAGAAATCAAGATCAGTTCTTGAGCCGTCTTTTCCCAAGTTCCCCGCCGCTTGGCTGTTCCTGTTTGGCGGTCGCTGACTGTTACCGCATTGCGAGCATCAAGATCGTCTAAAAGCTCAGAGGCTTTGAGCATCGCCCTGTCTGCCGCACCTCCTCTCGCTGCTTCGAACACTTCCCTCGTGTTGACCGTGGCACTTTTAGTAATCTCCTCAGCGAATGGGTGGTCACCTACATCCTGTGCTTCCTCCATGTAGACAGGGTTAGGGCCTACAACAAAAACGTCAATAGGATCTTTAAATTGTTCCCGCGATGGAAACAACCTTAGGTAAGCTTCCTTAGCGATTTCGAAACCCTCGGGATCATGTTCGAAGATTGGCTCGAGAACATTAGTAACTGAGTTAGTCCACGTCTCGAATTCCTCTGCCCACAGTTCCCAGAGCTCGTCGTTGTACTGACGTGCCATCTGACGGATCAAATCGATACGCGTCTTTGCCTCTTGAAAGAAGTCAGCGTGGAGAAAGTGAATGTCTCCTTTATGAATACAGCATTCGTCATACAGATAACGCTGCTGCATTCGAATGTTTGTAAGAAACTCTTTCAGCTTCAGGGACAGAGTAGGGCGAATCGAAATAGCACGCCTCTCTTTCAGAGTGTCCACAACTTCGCTAGGAAGCTTTAGGTCGTTAAAGTGGATTGTTGCGCTCTGGCGGACTTTAGCAGAGACAGCACAGTGAAGAAGGAAGAGGTTGTTCATGGTTACTTAATGCGGGTGAAAGCAGTTACGATTTTGTCGGTGAGTAGATCTACTACACCGTCCGAAAGCAAACGCTGAACAAGTAATTTGCGTTCTGCTTTGAGAAGCTTGAGCTCGTTCTCGAGCCGAGTGATCTTTGTGTCAATCTTTTCGATCTTGTCATGCCTTGTGGGCACACGCGTGATGCGTACCTGAATGTTTGTACGAAAGTCGGGGAACTTGAACAGAGATTCCTCTCCCTGGAAGACACTGAGATCTATCCCTGCCTTCTCCGCAACGATCAGATCATTTGTCAGATTTTTGCGGCTGGCCTCGTAGGGAGTTCCGAAAGCCTCGTTTAGTTCGGTTAAAGCCGTGTCGCATTCATCGAAGAGTGACGCGGAAAGCTTGGCTTGATCTACCAGCTTTGGGATCGATTGCTTGTTCATGGTGTTGTGAGGTTAATGGGCGCACAGGTCGCCCTGTGTCGCTCTGACTAAGATACATGCTCTAAAGGGCCTTGTCAAGCCCCTTGTATCTTGGTTGTGTCTGATGAGCACACAAGGGGTGTCTTTGTCAACTTTTTAAAGAATAAATACTTTTACTACTTAGAACTTACAACTGTTTGTCGCGTAGTTAGTGTTGTTTAAATTGATTTGTCTGATAGTTAAAAGAAGGCTCGGTGAGCCTCTTTTTCTACAGGCCTTTACACGAGGTTACTGTCAGATCGTTGTTATAGCGACCGCAGTCTCTGTAACTAACGTCTGGTCTTGAGGTCATCTTCATCCAAATGATTTGTCCGACACGCATACCGGGCCAGAGAGGAACAGATTTAAAGGTTCTTGCGTTAGTTAACTCAAGAGTTAATACCGAATTGTTAAACCCAGGGTCTATCCAACCAGCCAGTAGATGTTCAAAACCTGTTCGTGCGAGTGAACTCTTTAATGCGAATTGACCGCAGATGTCATCAGGTACATTAAATACCTCTAACGTATGCGCGAGGATAAATTCTCCTGGGTGAAGGCGGTAAGGTTTCTCCTTTGTCCGGTCACTAATGTCAACAGGGATTAGATCTCCTGTCTCTACTGCTTCGACTTTGATTTGGTTACCAAGCCTTACATCTAAGCTGGCTGGATTGAGGAGATAACTCTCGAACGGGGTGATCATCCCATCCCGACAGAGCTTTGCAATCTCGTGATCAGGAACTATCAAGGTTTAGTCGAAGCTGCGTCATTGTAATCCGTCCGTAAGTTGGTTGTACATCCTGCGCCCGTCCTCTGTAAGAGAAAGCCACGCAGCTGAGGCATTGAAGGGATGAGCCTCCTGTTTGATCAGGTGCATCCCTCCTTTTCCCTTTTCGGTTTTACCCGCTAGCAGCCTGCAGTTACGGGTAACAGCCGCTTTTGAGATGGAGATGTGTTTCGTTAGGTCTGCTTGTGCGATACCTCCGAACTCTTCATGTTCAGCCACAATTAAAAACACTGTGAGCGTTGTGCAAGATACCTCGCGGTCATTAAACAGAGTAAAAGGAAGGAGACGATTCGAAAGCTTCATGAAAATGTTTATCTAGTCCGGCAAACCAGACTCAGGGTGCAAAGCAGCGAGTGGGAGACAATAACTAACCAACCCGACCGTTGAGTTTATGCTTACAAGCTTCCGATAAGAAGGAACTTGCCGACACTCTTTGATCTGAGTTGCGTTCACAACCTGTTGCGCGTGGGACATGTACCAAACACACGCCGCAAAACCACAGGAGAACGGAAGAAGGAGCTCTACAAAACGTGCAGATCGTTTCATTTGTCTTCAGGGGTGGAATACAAGTAAGACTGCAGGCGAAAGCTCAGATCTACGAGGTCTTTAACCTCTTTCTCTAAGGCTTTTCTACGGGAATTGGAGAGAGTTTCTGTTAGCTTGTCGTAATGGTGTTTCAATGAGTTGTACACAGATCTGTGCAACAGAGAGAGTTCACTGTTGTTGAAGTTAGTTTTCATGGGAGCTGTGTTAAGAGATAGCTTTGTACCCTTTGGTTCAGGGTTTGTAAGTCGCTGAGCTTGAACTCAAGCTTCTTCTTCAGGATCGCGATATCGTCCGATCCCTGCGTGGGGGCACTTTCGATCAGGTGACGGTAACGCTCTAGGTTTTGCACTAAAGCTTCATGGATGAGCAACATCTCACTGTGTGTGAAATAAGTGTTCTTTGTCATCTGCTCAGTACCTCAAAGACAGAGTGTTCCTTCTGAGGATAGAGGGAAATCTTCGTCTTTGATAAGACAATCGTGCAGATACCCTTGTTTTCAAGGGAATCAGCAACAAGTCGATTACGAATAGTGTTTCTCAGTATGTAGGGCTCATCAAGCCCATTTGAAATCATCGCGAGAATAGTGTTTCTCTGATTACTTCCAAGGCCTAATCCTCCGTTCATTGTGAGATTCTCAGTGTTTGGGAGCTTTTGCGGGGTCAGCTAAATCCTCTAAAACTGGTAGTAATCGGTTGATTAGTTCTTTGGCTGGTTTGCTTTTAGAACCTTTTACGACACTCAAGAGTGTTCCAGGAGAAAGGTTCTGGTACACGATCTCTTTGTCACTGATTTGTGCTTTGATTGTCAGAGTGATTGGGTACATCGAAGGAGACCGCGTGACGCGAGTTTAGCTGACTTATCCAGCCGCACATGGCTTGTTGCGGATGATGACAGGAATCTGTTGGCATCAGAACATAGGCACTCGAGCTACCTCATAATCTTTCGCGTCTTGCATGTGAATCACATCGTTAGGTGTGGACAGATACCATTCAAAATTGTTTTGTGAGAGGCAGGAGCCGCAAAATTCGCGCAAGATTACATGTAACCGCGACTTCGTGGTAGCTGTTCGATAGCCACAGTTATTCACTGTTACTTTGTCTGGTTCGATTGTTGCGATCAGATTGTCGTGAAGATAGACATAGCAGCGGTCGATGATGTAGTCGGTTTCATCAACGGGATGAGGGTAGAAAACACACTGAACTTTGGTGTTGTCTAGTCGGAAGTCTTTGCGCTCGATGAGAGCTGAAAGCATCTTCTTTTCGATTGTACGCATGGCTTAAACTGTTGAAAGGACTGAGTAAATTTGTGGACGTTTCTAATCAATTGATTCAGGCAGGCATACGCATGGCGGGAGATGCCACGCTTCCTGATGAGTTAGAAACACTTAAGAACCTCTTACTAAAAGGTGCGATTGAGGATGCAACAGGGCGAGTGACCATAACTCCGTACGGTCAAGTTGAGATCCAGCCCGCTGATTCACCATTTACGGTGAGAGCTTCTGCTGGATTTGATCCTTCTATCTACGTTGGCTATCAATCGAAAAAGCCAGTGATCGAAGGACGCACACCTGAATTTGCGCTCGATGAAGCTCTGCGTGCGTTGAGACAAGAGTATTGAACGCTCGCTCTACGGCAGATAACAGTTCCAGATTGAGTTAGAGCAACGTAACTATTGGAATTGTGTATGTAATTAGGAGAGACACCTGTAAGCATCTGCACACAAGTTACTGTTGAGCACATAAAGTTAATCATTCGCGCCAGGCTTTGCAGCAGCGTGAGCTGATGTAATACTCAGCCGAGTAATCACAGATTTGGTACTCATGCAGCGTGGCATTAGCCTCCTTACGAGAGTCAAATTCATCCACAGTTTCTAAGTAGTTGTGATTGATTGATCGGCGGTTGATGAAGTAGGTCATGACTCGTGTTCTTCGATTTGTTCTTTAAGTTGGTTGATGAGATCCTGCAATCTGTACGATTGTGTCGCAGAGATAGCATCTTCAAGGGCACACTCCATCTGATTCAGAGCATCCCTTGCGTCATCCACAGTTAGAAATGTCTCGGTGCAATAGTGTGCTCCGTATTCATCAATTTGAGTAAGTTCGATCATTAGAACATGCCTCGTGATTCGATGTGAGCTTGAATGTCAGCGTCGGAAGGTTCCCAACCTTCGATGTATTCGAGGGCAGGGATAATTTCATCCTCAATCTTCTCAATAATGTCGGCGGGGATTGTGTTGTCGCTGTAGATAACTTGCTTAAACCGTGCGAGAGCGTGATACGAAAGGCTGTGGTAATCCAAACGGTAGAGATCGTAAGGCATGTGATTCATGAAAGACATTTGAATGATTTGTGAGCTGAATTCATGTTAGCTAGTTCGTTCAATCCTCCCATTCAATAGTGGGGCGCTCGATCACAGGCTTCCCTGTGTCTGCTACCTGTGAGGTTATCACGATTCTGCCACACAGTGCGTTGTATGCAGCAGGACACTCGCGCATCAGATGCTGTCGCATCTCCGATTGCATGTAGTTACTGATCGTTGCGAGTAGTTGATCTTTGTGAAAGCTTGAGATGGTGTTGGGGTTGTACATCAGGGTTCACACTCAGAGAGTTGTTCTAGTTGGTGTTCGATTGCGTTCTGGTAAGTCTCTGCAATCTTCATCAGATCGGTGAGACGTTGATACATACGCGGATGCAAATACTCGTTGTTGATAACAAGTTGTTCAGCATCATGTAGCAGTGTCCATAGGTCAATTGTGCGTGATAATTCGCGCAGTAAGTTACTTGACTGTTTCATACTTAAACGGAAAGCGCAAAGATCTGGAAAGAATCAAGCAAGTTAGTGAAGTCTTCCTGCTCCATAGGATCAACCTGGCCAGACTCAGCCAT